TTGATTATTTGGCAATCCTTTTTCTTTCCTCCAACCTGAAATAAGCGCTTCTTTGTTTTCGTTAGTAGGTATAACCGATAATCCAGCGGTTGAATATTTTTTAGCAATTTCAATCATTATTTTTGTCTTTAAGTTCGTTCCATCTTTTCAAAATATCTACTTCTTTTTCTGCCACTTCAAAATCGTTTTCTGTTTTAGGTAAATTTGTAATCACGTTTTTTGCAGAACGTGAAATTGTGAAGTCAAGCATTCTGATTAATTCTGAATCATCCAAACTTCTTCCAAGCATTTCTTTTATAATTTTTTCGATTACTTGACCGTTTGTTATCGCCTCACCTCGTTCAAATTTATATTTCAAAAAATCATCAAATGATGATATAAGATTTTCACTCAATCCGAAAGTATAACCTTGCTCTTCAAAGTCTGAAATTTTTTGCCATTCCTTATGTATTAATACATTGTCTTTATCTTTGTATTTGTATTTAGCCCTTTGCAAGGGGCTAACAAGCCCCTTATTTTTTTCTCTTAAATTATATCTATCCAAATTAGAAATTACCGATTCGTGAACCCTATTTTTATCATTTAAGACTCCATATTGGAACTCAATAAATGACGGAATAAACCACTTTTCACCTTCATCAAAAACCTCAATTTTTGACCCAAATATTTCTATTGCCTCTACCCCATTATATACCTCTCCAGTCCTTATTTGGGCAACCTCCAAATCAACTTGCCATATACCAGCATGGCTGCATTCATCTATTATGTAAAGCCATAGAACTTTATATTTGGTGGGTAAATTTCTTATAAATGGTTTCTTCCATTTTTCAGTATCTGTGAATCTTTTTGCCATGCTTATAAATTTAATAGTTGATTGAAATCCCAATTAATTGTTGACTTATTATATCCATGAATATTACACCAAATACGAACTTCTTTTATGCGTATTTGATACACCATTTTTTTAAAGTGACCATTCCAGAAACGGTTTATATCACCTACCCCAAACTCACCAACTAATCGCGTAAAGATTGTTGTCATTTCAATATTACCGTAACTTGGAGTAGGTGCAATTAGAATAGGCAAACGATACTTCTTTTCATTCTTGCCATACCATAGGCATTGCGTGTAAGTTATTGCCTGTTTAAACCAGTGCGTAAATTTATTAAAACTACCTAAATCCTCTCTTTTAAATTCTATGCCGAAAATCATGTGAGGATACGTCTTAGACATTATTATAGCATCAATTCTTTTTTGTTTACCTGAAATTGTGCTGTGTCCTTTTACTTCACGAACTATATTCCATTCGTTCTCTAATGCTGATAAATATTCTTTTACAAGAATTTCTTCAATAGGTGAGTCATCCATAAAAAAAAGTAGCCCCAAAGTATCGAACGGGTTACAGCCGTTTTCAAGCAAAGGGGCAATAAGGTGTGTAATTGTATCTGTAACATACGATGCGAATTTAAAAACAATTCCCGAATAAAAAACTAAAACTCATGTTTTTCTAAAATATCTATAAGTGATTTAAAGTTTTCGCGTGAATCTAAAGGTTATAGTTGCGCTTGCTCAACCACGATTTAACCGCTTCAATTATTTGTTTGTTTGTTTCCATATTGTATATTTGCTTTAATTCGTTTATGCGAAGGTGGATAGCTTTTGCTATTGGGGCAGCTTCGGCTGCTTTTTTTATATCGTTATATTTTTTTTCACCAAATAAATCCTTTCAGGTTTGCCAAAAACACTACCAACAGTATCAATTCCATCGAATTTAACTGGTGTAGGTTGTATATCTTTAGGATAGATTTTCGGAAGTGGTTCAAAATTGTCTATCCAATTTTGCTGCTTATATCCAGTCTTGTTAGTTAGCCGTATCTCATACTTTTCACGTAGTGCAATTTCTTTTTTGCGCTCTAAAAGTTGCTGCATTTTTTCAGCTTCAATAAACTCGCTGGATAGCGATACGCCATTTTTATTCGCCCAGTGTTGGCGCATCTTTTCAGTTTGGTTTTTCATGTTAAAACATTTCATAAACGAAGTTATCCTTCGCTGTTGATTTTGAGAAATTGTAGTGCGATAAAATTGGCTCGCCTTTGAAACGCCTTTTTTCGGGTTCAACGGTAACTGGGGCAGGCTTCGGCTTCGGAGTAGTTGGTGTAAATAGCCCGTATGCCTTTTTATAGCGACTTATTGTCATTTGGCAGCATAACCCGCTATCCTGTATTTCGCGGTAGCTTTTACCATCTTTAATCGCTTTAATTATTTGCGCCCGTTTGCGGTTCAACTTTGGAATCTTAGCCTCGTTTGAAATACATGCTCCGGTTGTTCGTGCAATGTATTGTCTTTTGTAGTGGTATTCGTGGTTCATGGTTAGAAATTTAGATTTTTTAAAAAGCAGATAATTGTGATTTTAATGCAACCGCTGATGCTACATTCTTTTTTGCCAAGTCAAAATATGATTCCTTCAATTCAAATCCTATCGCTTTGCGCTCCATTTTTACCGCCTGATATACTTCGCTGCCGATTCCCATGAATGGAGTAAATACAGTGTCCCCTTTGTTGCTGTAAAGGTGTATCAGTCGCTCAATAGTTTCTAACTGCAAAGGGCAAATATGTTTCTCGTCTTTTTCATCGCGTCCGTTCCGGTGTCCTTGTAAAGTATTTCCGTAATCAATATCCATCCAAACAGGCGAAGCGTATTTTTGCCACAAGTCCACCGGCAAATCAGTATTAGTTACCGGCTGCGTTCTTTCTCCATCTTTTCTGAATATCATTACATAGTCCGGTATTCCAACGCGGCTCATGGTGCTGTCTTTCTTCACTTGCTTATGAAGTAGCCCCAGTGCCTTTGTTCTTTGCATTTCAACTACCGGATCTTTCCATATTGTAACCCGCGAAGCATAAATAAATCCCGATTGCTCAAATGCTTTCAAAATCATTCCGCTGAAGTCGCGCAATCCGATAAAACCTTCTTTGCCTTTTTGAATTGGTAAGTCCATGCAGTGAACACAAACATTGCGCCCCTGAATTGTTACCCGGTGCAGTTCGTGAATTAAGAAACCGAATTGAACTAAAAACTCTTTGTAATCTTTGGAGTTCCCCAAGTCCTCAACGTGCGATGAATAGGTGTATAGCTCCGCGAATGGTGGAGAGAAAACCGATAGCCCTATCGTTTCATCCGGTATCTCATTTATCAGTTGCACAGAATCCCCACGCTTAACCCTATACCATTCGTTTGTTTCTTCTTCGGTGTCAAAGTTTCCTACTGATAAACTTTGTCCTTTCAAGTTTACGTTTACTGCTTCTTCCATTTCGTGTTGCATGATTTCAAATTGTTTTTGTTTATTGGAAATTGATTGAATTACATTACTCATTGTGTCGGTGCTAATCAGAAAAATGTTTACTTCTTTCTCTTGCCCGAATCGGTAACTCCTGCGGATTGCCTGGTATAATCCCTCGAAAGAAAAATCAAGCGAAGCGAATATTTGATTTTGGCAGTTCTGATAATTCATTCCGAAACTTGCAATCTTAGTTTTCGTTATCAGTATCTTAAATTCATTATTCGCAAATCCTAAAAGTTTCGATTCCTTAAATTCATTTGTGTCGCTTCCTTTTACTTCCACTGCATGAGGTAAAAGTTTGCGGAGCATTTCCCCTTCCTCATTTTGTTTTATCCAAACGATGTAATTCTCATTCGGGTTTGCGCTGATAATATCCACCACCTTTTTCAATCTCAATTCCTTAGTGTGCCGCAATTCCTGATTAAAGTTTGTCGCTGATATTGCAACGTCATTAAACAGTTGCCCGTTGTCGCGTGAAGGGGTAATTATCTTTTCCTCAATTAGATTCAATTTAGGTAGCGCATACCCTTTCATGGTATATCCTATGTCCTGCGGCTTATTCAGCATGATAGCCCACGTTCCAATAAATTGGTAAAATGATTTTACCGCGTGTCCTTTCAATCTCCATTTTGCAGTTTCACCTCCATCATGCACAAAATACATTGCAAGCATTTGATTTCGGCTCATTACATCAAGGAACTCTGAATGGTTTCCTAATTCCATCGGGTCGTTTGGTGAAGGTGTTGCGGTGCATGCAAGTTTGTAAGGAGTTTTAGCGAACTTGTCTAATATCAGTTGCTTTGTTGCGCCCTCAAAGTTTTTCAGTATCGAACTTTCATCGAGAACAATTCCACCGAACAAACTGCAATCAATGTTTTCAAGTTGCTCATAGTTTGAAATCTGAATAGGCGAATCTGCTCCTGTATATTTCACAACCGGAATCCCAAACTTTACACCCTCTTTAATTGTTTGCCCAGATACAGCAAGCGGAGCAAGAATCAATACTGGTTTGCCGGTATGCTGATTTACTTTGTTTGCCCATTCAAGTTGCTGAATAGTTTTGCCTAATCCGCAATCTTCAAACAGTGCATACTTTCCCGCTTTGAGCGCACGTTTTACAATAAACTTTTGGAATGGGAAAAGGTTTTTGTTTAACTCCTTTTCATCAATATCAAAACCGCTTATTATATGCGATTTCTGTTTTGAATTTAAAAACTTTTGGTATTCATTCATGTGGCAAATATAGTTTTAGTTTTATGAAAAGTAAACATTAGAGAATAAATTTTTTAGAATTGAAGATTTAATTGAATATCCTTTGTCTGTTGTTCGCTGATAAATGCTTTAGCCGCCTTGCTTGTTTTTATCATTGAAAAAGCGTAACTCAAATACCTATTAAGGAATTGATTGATAGTGTCGGCATCGTTGCTTAGAAAATAACCTTCATCGCTACTGCAAAGAACATATCCATCAATCATATTGTTTTCGCGTATATCTGCGATTATAAGCCGCAATAATCGCTGCGATACGTTTGCTTTAATTGCTAATTCTGCCATCTTTATAGGCGTTCTAAACGCGCATAGTAAGCTGATAACGTTTGTGGTTTGTTGGTTCATAGGATTTGGTTTAAAAGTTTACCAGCCTCAATAACTCGGTTTGTTAATGCCTGTTTATCTTGCTCCGTAACTTGAAATCGAATTGTTTTCAAATTGCTATACGCACCTTCCTTATTCAAGTATGGCAAATCTTCATCACCAGCAAAAACAATCCATGCAACTTTATTTTGGTCACCTAAATAATTACTTGCCATATCTCGGATAATAGGCAACTCATCTTGAAACGGCACATAGAAAATCAATTCGGCAAAGTTTGCCCCTGTCAGTATAGCATTTGAAACCAACTGCCAAAAATAATTTTCACCGCTATCATGCGCCTCTCTCACTTCCTCAATCGTATTGCACTCTGAAAACGTGCAAAATGATTTCAAAGTGAACGGA